TGCCCAGCGGCTGCGGCTGCAGGCCACTGTTATCCAGCGTGACGAACTGTTCCTCACCGTACTGGCCAGTGATCCGGAACTGCCTCGGCAGATCGTAGAACTGTCTGATTCTCTCCACAACCATATTGACGATCTTGTGGAAAGCTCTGTAGCTGGCCTTGCTGGCGTCTCTGCTGGTCTTGCCAGACGCCTCCTGCAGTGCGGCAATGGATGACGCCGCAGTCACGCCGCCGGAGTAGATGCCATTGGCGGACTCAGTGTTGCCAGATGTCTCACGCAGCTCAGTGATCATGGACTCATACACACCCAGGTAGTTGCCCGGCAGTCCAGGAGCACCGATCTCCCGCAGGAACGTCTCATCCAGAGATCCATTGACGTGGACAAGGCCCCTGCGCAGATCCTGGAACTCCTCCTCATTGATCGCACCATCGGACCGGAAGAAATACCTCGGCGTGGCACCCACCTTCACATTTTTGACAAACGCAGTGCGGAGGATGTCAATGGCAATCTGGCTATTCTGGCACAGATCCACATAGCCATAGCCGCAGGGAGATCCCTCCACCGGGAACAGAGGGTCAAAGACAAACGGATACAGCCCGTCATCATACAGGCCAAAGTGCTGCGTCTGTACAGACTGAGACGGGTCCATATCCAGAGACGGGCCCATGTCCAGCGCCGCATCGTCATTGACCTCGTCACCATATGTGACCTCTGACGTGAAGGGCTCAGGCTCGTTCTCCGCCGGCTCTCCGTTCTGCTCGTTCTCTGTGCTGTACAGCACCGTGTCCCCTACATACTTGCAGTAGTGCAGGACCTGGCGCCCGTTCTCGTTCTTCTTGTAGTAAACGTCCACCACCACACTCTTGCCGTCTGTGCTGACGTTATCGTCATACAGATACTTGGTCAGTGTGATGGCGTTTCCCTTGAGCTTGTCCTTCAGCTCCGGATACTGCTCCTCCAGCAAATCATTGTCCTGCAGCTCACAATGGAACAGATACCGGCTCTTCTGGATGTCCGTGACACCGGGCTCCCAAAACAGCATGAGCAGGTCCGCCTTCTGGATGGAAATGTCACCCAGCCCATTGAGCTTGTCAGCATCCCACGTGATCTTATACACTGCGGTCCCCTGCTTCAGCTTCTGCCACCAGCAGTCACTGTATGTCTGCTCAAAATCGTTCTGCTCCAGGATGCAGGGAATGATGGCACTCAACAGCTTTGCCTGCTGTTTGTCTCCCTCCTCCCTGGGCAGCACAAGAGGCTCAGGATAGTTTTCCATGGCGTCGGCATGCTTTGACACAAGAACATTATGCAGCCAGCCAGAACGGCTCACAAAATCCTCATCCCAGCCCACGCCCTGCTTCCGGGCCTCTGTCTCGTTACGCAGCTTCCACCACTGCTCTGCTGATACCACCCTGCTCTCCAGCTTTGCCTTTCCGGCCTTATACTTGCGCAGGATCGTATCAAACTCTTGCAGGCGCTCACGATCCACGCCCACTTTGATTTTTTCCTTCTCGTCCATGTTACCTCCTGTCCGTGAACATGTTCAGCGGATCGCTTATAATCTGTCTCTTCTCTATTACTCTGATCGGTTTGACCGGTTTGCTCATGCACATATAGCGGGTCTCGTCAGCTACATGGTCCTCCAGATCCGTATCCAGATCCTCCACCTTGTGCTCGTCATACATCATCAGCGGGATCGTGCGGATGAATGCCTTGCAGTTGTCGAACACATACATGCGTGCGTATCCGTTTTCGTCAAACTGCAATCTGTAGTGGACCTGCATCCAGCCGGCGATGCGTGCATTGTCACCCGGAGTAAAGTAGATCCCATATCGGTTTGCTGTCTCTGCTATGGACTCACCCCTGCTGGCGTCCCATATGGCAGGATCTGCGATGCCTTCAATGGTTTTGCCCTGCAGCCACGGATGCTCCCGCTCTACCCTGGATATCTCCTCAAACTGTTTGTCCGGCGTCCACTTCACACCCTCGTTTGGCGTCTCTGTGCAGCCATACAGCTCCAGCACCCGGTACAGCACGCCATCGTAGTCTACAGCCCACCAAGCACAGGAGAAGGGCTTCCCATAGCCGAAGTCATAGGACCGGAAGATCTTCCATCTGGCGGCCTCTCCACGGCTCAGATCGATAGGCTCTATCACATGGACCCATCTGTGCTGCTTCCTTAGCTCGTCCTTTGCCAGCCTGCACCCGGCAGCTTCGGCCAGGATCATGTCGGGCTCTATACGGAAATCCTCAAAGAACTGGCCCTCATAGATGTCCCAATTGCCATACAGCCATGCTTCTCTCTGCTTGGGAGGCAGGCTCTTTAACTGATCCAGATACTCCGGCTGCTCTCTCATCAGCGCCGCATTGTCCGTCACAAGAGACTGGATGAAGCTGTACTCCTCCGGCTTCTCCGTGTCTTTGTAGTTTTTGTCGATCCAGATCCGCTTTACCCAGCCATGCCCTTCTCCACCCGGATTGCAGGTCAGATAGATCCGTTTGGGATAGTCATTGACGCCACGCACACAGGCACGCAGGATGTCCCATCGTTGCTCTGCCTGCTGTGTTGCCTCATCGATAAAAAGGACATCTACCTCCAGGCCCTGGAAGCGGCCCTCATCGCTGTCCGTGTCCAGATACTTGAAAAGAATCGTGCTGCCGTTGGGGAATGTGATCTTCTTTTCGCTGTCGTTGTAGGCAGCAAACTGATCCTTGGCCCCGCAGCGCAGCATCTGCCGGAGCTGCTTTATGTGGTTCTCCCTGAGCTCCGGATACGTCTTTCGCACGATGCAGCAGATGATCCCAGGATACTGCAGGCACAGCATGACGGCCTTCACACGCACAGCCCAGCTCTTGCCACCACCCCTGGCTCCGCCGAACATGATGTATTTATGCTTATCCTGAAAAAACATCATCTGTTTGGCGCTGGGCTTTGGGATCTCCAGCTCTCTCACTGTTCCGCCCCTTCCGTATCGACAAACACCACACGCACAGTCTGGTCAGCTTCCGTCTTTTCCTCTGCCTGCTTTGTAAGGGCCCTGAGCCGCATCTCCTGCTCTGCTGCCTCACGGGGAGACAGGATATTGAGCAAGGTCCTCACGTCCAGGAGCATGCCAGATAGGCTCTTAAGGTCACGTGGCGCTAATGCATCATCAATCTCCAAAAGCTGGTCAGCTTTCGCCAAAACCTTGTATGCGTACTCACGCATCTGCGAGTAATCCCCATCCACTGGCAAGGGCTCGGACAGTTTACGCCTGTCCGAAACGTCGGACACAGGAATGTCCGGATCGTCCGGTTTCCTGTCCGCCAGCATCTGCTTTGCTGTGCCCTTTGCCTTCTGCTCCTGGACCCACCCATACCTGCGCACCCAATCGCTCACAGTGCTTTTGGGCACGCCATACTTTGCTGCTATCATGCGGACGGAGAAACCCATCATATAATCGTCACGTACTGCGACCTTGTCGATTAACTCCGCCATTATCTTATTACCTCATGTACATAAATTTTGTGGATCATCCACATCAGCTTCCGGTTGATGATGTAATCCCGCTCTTCTCTGGTCCGCTCACTCTTTACGTCCTCGACGATGTATTCACCATCTCGCATGTAGGAGAAATCTGCAGTGTATCCATGGGGCCGGAAGCTCCTCTGCCCTGGGACCTTTTGCGATGGAATGAGATCGAAATGCGGATGACATGACAGCTCAGAGATGATGCCGGCCTTCTCTGCTACACGCAGCTCCATATATCGATCCGCCTCTGCCTGGCTGTCAAATTGCTGATCCCCCACCCGCACATAGCTGTGGGGAATGCGACCGCTTTTGCGCTCTCCGTATGATTTTATCGGCACAAACCGTGAATAACTCATACCATTACCTCCAGCCTATATGATATAAAAAAGGGCCTGGTTAATGTAACCAAGCCCTAAAAGTTTGTTCGTTTTAGAAGCATTTCACGCCCCGGATGAAATCGCTCACGCACATCCCAGGAGCATCCCACGGATTCGCTGCGCTGTAATCTCTGTCCATCTGCTCCCACTCATCGTCCCAATCGTCGTAGGATTCCAGCTCCCGCCGCAGGTCCTCCTCTGCTTCTTCGTGCTCCCTGCGGATGTCTGCTGCCAGCTCTGCCTGCTCCAGCAGGTCCTGCTCCAGCTCCTGATTCCAGATCTCCTGCATGTAATCGTACATGATCATCCCTCCATCTCATACACCGGCTCCTCGTACTCCTTCTCTTCGGGAGCCTCGACTTCCTTGTAGATCGCCTCGATCTTCTCCTGGATCTTGTCAATGAACGGGCTCTCGGAGCACAGCCCGATAATCACAGCCACATCCCTGGTGCTGAACTTATCAGATACCAGCGCATGGAACATACGGTCATACTGCCTGTTGGTTCCCTCAGTGAACCACTGCTCTTTATTGCAGAGCTCGTAGATCCGCTCTTTCAGCTCATAAGGATTGTTTGTTTTCATAAAAACGCCTCCAAATATTTGGTGATGACCTTGTCGTACCATTCCAACATACTCTTGAACTGATCTTCTCCGCCCACGGTCTTTCTGAGATCTTCTTCCTGGGCAATAATCATACAGTGAAGATGCCCATGCTTCCAGGCGTTTACCCAATTACCGGGAATATCAATGGGAGGATGATCCGGATTAAGGACAATGTATCTGTCCAGCCAAGTCTCGCCAGGGAAATCCCTTGTCCGGTAAATCGGAGTCTCCTTGTATTCCCAATGGTAAAACGGGCTATTGCTGTCCTTTACAGCTTTGCCGATCACAAACGTGACGTCCTTCGTCGGCAGGTACTGCAGAAAATCTTTTGCTTTCATGATCATATCCTTTCTCCCGGTCTTTCGCCCGGCCGGGAGGGCCTGTATTTATGCCACCAGAAACCGTCTGGTCATCGTTTCCTTCGTAAAGGCTTCCGCCACATCCGGCATGGCCTTCGCCAGCGCCCTGGTATCGATCCTGGAGCTCTTGACCTGCTTCCAAGTGATCTTGTACTCTCCTGCCCGGAGCTCCTCGTTATCGCCCATGTAGGCTTTGATCTCGTCCTTCAGGGCTTCCGCCTCTGCCATGGCATCCTCTGCCATACGCTGCATCTCCCGCAGCAGCTTGACCTTCCTGATGATGTCCTGTTCGCTCATGATCTTTTCCTTTCTGCCCTCGTGGCCTCCGGGGCGGGATTCCTTTATTTGTTCTTTGGGAAGTGCCTGGGGGCTTGGCCTGCGCTTACCTCGTCTCACAGCATCCTGTCCAGATCTTACCTTGCCTTCTTGTTTCGGTTTTCCTACTCCGTCTGCCTTGACTTCCCTCTTTCTGATACTATCTTATCATGAGTTAACTCATTTTACAAGATGGGATATTACACAAATATGTTAACTCATTTTTGTGCATATTGATGAGTTTACTCATTCATATATTTATGGTACAATTCATCCGAGGAGGCGATTGTATGGCAAGCAATCCAGAAGCTGTAAAAAAGTATCAGGCAGGCAGAGATGCGATCATGCTGCGGCCCAGCCTGGAGAAAGGAAAAGAGATCCGGGCGGCAGCCAAGAATGCTGGCAGCAGTGTGCAAGCATATATCCTGGAAGCTGTAGAGCAGAGAATGAAAGCCGAGGAATGATCCCCGGCTTTCTCTTATTCATAGGTCATGGACACTACCTTGTACCACGTGCAGTCCTTGTAATTCTCACAGCAGTATTTGAGGACCTGCTCCCGGAAGGATCTCTTGCTGCGGAAGTGACTCTTGATCGTGCTGCCCGGCATAAATCCCTCACATACAAGATTGCAGGGTCCTGGATCGTCATACTGATAAAACGGACAAAGTGCATCCTTGCTGTAATATGAGCCCATAGGAATCACCCCCTGTATGGGACATCCACCATATCCGGATTGGTAAGCATCATCTCCAAACACCATAAGAGATTCCAGCAGGCTGCTGTCAGATGCGGCTCATCGGTCATGCCAACCATATATTTTGCTGTGTGCCGCAGGGCGCTGTCGATCAGGGAATGCATGGGGATACCCTTATCCACGTTGTGCTCCCCGTATTTTTGGGCCCCGTTTTCTGCGTGTTTGGAGACCTCCATGATCGCATTCCAGGGCAGCAGATCCATCCTGCCCTTGCCGGCATGCATATCCCGGACCCCGATCTCATTGCCGGCGGAATCGTAAAACTGTGTGCGCTCACCACTATCTTTGATCATAGGCGTCACCCGATAAAGTCGCACAGACGTCCCAGGCGGTCATTGACATCCGTCAACTTCTGGAAGATGTATCCCATGTCCTGGAGCACGTTGTCCCCCGTCGGACAATCAGCGTTTGTCGTTTGGCCCATGGTCCTGTAGACGAGCCTGGAGGATGATCCATCCAGCCGGCTTACAAGGTCAAGGATCATCTTCATTGCCTCCGCCATGGAAGGCGTCTCTACTGCAGGTGTTTTCTCACATACGCAAGTATTTGTTGGAATCATTCTGCTCCCTCCTCTTTCAATTCCAGTTGTTCTGCGAGGCAATCGCAAAACCACTGAGCTGTTACCTCACTGTTGAACGACGCTACTTTGTATATGACATCTTCACCCTCAAAGGATACAGCCAAGACTGGAAGTTTATGGTTATTCCACTTTTGGATGAGGACGTTCATGTCACCGATCTTAAGCCTATAGCTGTCCATCTTCTTCCCCGTCAAGGATCTCACTTATCATGTCCGCATTCACCCGGATAAAATCCATGAGATTGTCTTGAAGAATGGCTTGTATCATTGCCCACCGCTCCCTGTTCCGAATGTTGAAATAAGCGGTACCTGTTGAACTGTCCTCGTTTATGACAATGACGCCAATGCTTGTCGGGTGTAGGTCTACAAGTTCCCGGAGCGTACCTTCCAGCCATTCAGCATATGGCTCTTTGCGTATGTCACTCATGTATCCACCTCCTGTTTCAGCCAGTCGAGCCAACCGTTTCCCTTTCCTGTGTGGAATATCGGCTTGCCGTCAATGTAGTTCCAACCACCCGGATTCTGACCGATGCTCCAAAGAAAGTCAGCCAGTTCCTCGTCCGTCATGGAGCGGATACGGTCGGCGTTAGTCACGGGTACAGGGTCAGCTTTCGGCGGGTCAACTTCGTTGCCGCTGTGGTCGTAGTAAACTGTCCGGCTCATCACTTGCCCTCCTCTGCCATCCACACAGGACGCTCCCGTTTCCAACGCCGCCACGCAAACACCCGCCACATCGGCGG